TATCATAATTAAAACTCCAGATCATCATCTATAGGTTGTAGTTCACTTCCATCTGACCCTGTGTACTCTACCAAGTCCACTACTTGAACTGCTTGTAGGTCCAATCCTTTGAAGTCGCCATAGTTATTCGAAGTTTCCCATTCCCTATATTGAACATTAACTTTAGAGCCATTGCCTACCGCAACGTCCAAGGGATTTTTATTAGCATCAAGAAGTTTTGGTGCTTGATTAGGCGTTCCATCTTTCCTAGATACTTTTCTTTTGATAATGAGTTCCTTCTGTCCATCATTATCTCTGACTCTAAAACCCCTGCTAGTAAAACTTTCAGCAGTCTTATCATCAATTAAAAGAGTAACAGAGTACTCACCATATTTATTGGGTGTTTTAACCTGTGCCCAATTTACAGGTACTGTTCCAATTATTGGCATAGTATTTCTCCTTTATTAGAAACTGTTGAGGTTTTAAGTGAGTCGTTAGACCTCAAACTAACATCAGTCGGAACTGACATACCATCTAACATTTTAGGGTGTATAGTGAGGGCTACGTTGTTAGCAGTATAACTCATAGGAGGTTAGTTATCCCTCAAGTATTGATTATAAATGTAGCCCATGAACATATCTAAATTATGTTCATCTATAAACTTTAGAATAAAATCTGAACCACTTGCTCTAAGCTCATGACCTAATTTCATTTCATACATATCTGTAAGAATATTATAATCAGAACCTAACTTCAAGTATTGTTCTCTTGATAATTTTACTTCTTTGTTGCTTATTTTTTCCATAAGGTATGAATTATATATAGGTTGAATCATATTGTCAACCTCTTTTTTTAATTAATTTAAAACCTTTTAACAGTTTTCTTCTTTTAAATATCTCACTTGTTCCGTCTGCATATCTCACTTCAAGAACTCCGTTGTCTGCATGTAGTGAAGTAACTTGATTTTTTACTTGTTGATCTGCATACATTTTATACACATCATATTCAGTCATGTACTTTTACTCCGTAATCTAACTCTTCAAAAAGTATAAGTTCTTCCAGTTCTTTTTTAATCTCTGACCACGTAGGATGAAATGTAAATGTTATAGGTTCAAAGTGAACAGTACATTTACTTTCTCTACCAAACCATTCACTAACTCGTTCCAACCCAAAACGTCTAAACTCTTTTTCTTCTGTGTTCTCGTCCGTTCCTTCAAAGCCTGAAAAGTCTCCGTAAAATCCGGAAGGTTTAATTACTCGAAGAGTGTCATGTCCTCCATATTTAAATGTTACAGTCTTATCCTGCTTGATTGCTTCAATTATATCTAGTGTTACTTGTGATGTATCTACTATCATTTTCCTTGCCCTCTATATTTTTTGTAGGTCTGTTTAGTTCTCTTTGGCATTGTTGAAGTGCCTACATTCCTTCGACCTTGCCAAGTCTTTTTACCCCTTACACCTGTCTTTGATATGTGAGTTATGTTCTGTGTTGCTTTTCTCATGAGTATATGTTTTTCATACTAAATATTATCTTCACTTATCATTCCAATCTTTATACCACTTTGCCCCGTTTTTCTCGGCATCTTTAAATACTTGATTAGTAATTATTATAGGTATGACTACTCCCATATGAATCCATATAGACCAAACAATACTATAATTTTCCCAACCTATGTAAGTCCATGCAACTATAGCAAAATATGCACTCCACATTATAAATAATACTAATGTAAAATACGCTTGTATAGATGGGTCTAGTATATGTCTAAGAGGATTATATCTACTATCCATAACTGACCTCCAACTATAAATTATCCAATTAATTAATTTTTTCATTAGCTTTTCTCTTCAATCTCTCTCCAATCAGTCCACAGAATATCTTTATGTTTAAATTCATAATCTGTTTCTTGATATATATCATTTATATCACCTGTATCATTTACAACTAACATTATTGTCGCATACATAATTTTACTCATTAGCTTTCATCCTTATGTTTTACAAACTCACATTCATAATTGTAAGGATGTACTTTCAGAATCTGTACACCTAACTTAGCTTGTGCTTTGGTCCTAGAATGAAAGCTCGTATAAGAACCATATCGCCTGTCAAGTTTTAAAGTCTTAACATCAATCAAAGTTTTCTTACCAGTCTTATCAACTATTACTAAGTCTGCAAAGCCTACGCTACTAGCATTTCTAAACACCTCGTAGCCTTGATCAAATAACCAAGATACTGCCTTGTGTTCTGCAATATCTCCTATTCTGCTTCTGTTTATTTTTCTTGCCATATTATCTCCTCACTTTATAGATTCCGGTTAATTTCTTTTTCTTAGGATGTTCGGAATCCATAACATCCTGAAAGATTTCTTGTTGTACTTTAGAAATCTCTGTTGTATCTGTCAAATTTAATATCTTGACATCATGCAACTTAGGTTTCCAAGTCTTCCAATAAATTTTTTCTGTCTCACGTACTCGCCAAGTCCACTCAACATTTTGTCCGTTGTAGTCGTAGCCAAATACAGGTCTATCCACGTTCTTTATCCTTATCTAAAAGATTTTTAACATAAATAGCATCAGTCGTACTTAGATCATAATGCTCTTTTAGTCCATCAATACAAAATGTTTTAGCATCTCTTTCACGCTCTAATAGTCTTGCATCTATAAATACTTCATGTAATTTCATCATACTCCTCTAACTCTCTCATAAATTCTTCATCTGTATCCCATAATTCATCAATACGCTCTTCATCAATTATGAAATCATGTAAAGTTATTTCTCTTCCGTATCCATCTGTTACTGTCCTGCCTTCTTTCCCACTTGGTTTAAATATCCCGGTGTCTAAAAAGTTCCGCACGTAGTAACGACCCACACTTCCCTCTAGTTGTAAAAATAGCCCACTATTAATTATTTCTAATTGGTTTTTATAAAATGTCATATTTCCCTCGCTTCTATTTCTAAATTAAATTCTGATAGACCAACATTCCATGCTACAAAATCAATAGCTTCTTGTTTATCTTCACAATCATATATCTCAACTTTAATAATTACTTCATAACTTTTCATATAGCCCTCCTTTATATATATATTATATATTTATACTTATATAAATATTATTATATTTAATATATAAATATATTAATAAATATATAATTACAAAATATTTTATCGTGTTTTTTAATTCTGTCAAGTGTCTAAACATTTATCTAAGTCATCTACTGAATCATAACCTAACAGATCGGCTATTAATTCAGGAGTTGTTTTCATTGCATCTAAAATTAGGTTTGTTAATTCCTGATGATCTTTCATTAATTGGTTCTTTACTTTGTTTCTTTTAGGCTCAGAATCAATAGCGTTCTGTAGCCAAAATAATTGGTACTTTATTCTGTCTAATAGTTCATCTTGATCTGGTGCTTCTTGCTTGGCTTTTTCTTTAAAACTCATGCTCTGTTACTCCTTACTATTCTACGAATTCGTAGTCCTTCAATTAGTTCTTCTACCTCTATTAACTCATCATCTGTTAAGTCATTCAGTAGAAAACTAATATTTAATTTTAAATTGTCTGTCATTTTTTTGCCCTCGATTTAATTTTTGTAACAAATATCATCAATTACTTCTTTAATCATTTCTCCTAATTGATAAGAATCTACATAGTCATTATTTTTATTGGCTCTGATTAGAATTTCGATATCCTCAATCATTTCTTCTTTATTCATTATATACTCCGTTCATCAAATCTTTTCCATGCTTCGATCTCTGCTTGTTTGTCAGTCATACCTTCATCTAAACATTGTTCAAACAACTGTTCTAATAGTCTTGTATTATGCTCACAACTCATATCTTTCTCCTTTAATTAATTGCTATTAAATTTTCAACATCTATAACAAAGCCTGAATCATCCTGCCTTGCTTTACCTTTTGCTTTTAGTCCTACTATTACGCCTCGTTCATCTAAGAATCTCAAATCGTCTTTGTCACCATTGATCACCTTAACATTCTTGAATGACTTGGGTAACTCTTTTCTGAATACTGTTGCTACATTCATGCCCCTGGCTAAGGCTTCGTGCCAGTACTCAGAATATTTTTCGTTAGCTTCACTATAGCTCCACGTCAAATGATAATTCTTGATATGCTCAACCTTTCTTGTTGGTATCTTCGTATAATCATAAAACTGTACGTCCGGAAACTCCTCAAAGATAGTATTTCCATTCTCAAGTTTTATCTTTTCAAATTGAATATCACTTGTACCATTCAACCTTACACAAGGCTTAACAGATAGTCTATCAGCTTTTCTTATCAAAGAATTAATATCTTTGACAATCAACCGCATAAACTCCGCTTGATCTTCAAAAAATAAATCTGTTTTTCTTGCTCTCGCTCTAAGAATATTATTGCTGATCTCACCCTTTTTGATAATACCTGCTCGCCCTGCAGTATTAAGACATGCAACCTTGCACCTTGCTATATCTTGATATGGGCACACTTTAGTATTACGTGGGTCGAGATAGAGAATACCTGTTAGATATTCCCCACCTTTATCACTTTTAATAGTCTTAGAATTGTTACCAATTCCTAGTAATTGCATAAGCCCTCCTTATGTATTTTTACTCAATTGTTTCCATTCCTCATACCACTCAAGGACATCTTGTATCTTTTGTATATCATGGTTAATATCCCAATAATCAGCATCCACAGAATATCCCATGTCTAATTTTATCTGTTTTGCCTCTTCGCTTGTATCTTCTAAGCCTGTTAATAGATTTAATTGAAACAAACGATATTCATAAAAATCATCAAATGTCATAAGCCCTCCTTATTTTGGGTAATCCTCGCAATCTTCCTCATCTGGTAATTCATATAAAGCATTAGAAATATTATTAATTTGATAAATTCCAACATCTATACCTTTACTTGCTAAGAAATCTCTAGCAATCATGATATCCGTAATTGCATCTCTCAATTCTTGTAGTTCGTCAAATGTCATAGCCCCTTGCCCTCCTCTCAAAAATATTCTTTTTAAATTTCTTATTATCTTTTAATAAAACCTCGCACATTTCATCCAACATAATATCAATTATTATATATTGCTGTAAGTTTCCAATATCATAACCATATTTGAAAACATCGGCAATTTTTTCATGGTCTTTTTTTGTCATAAGCCCTCCTTATTCATCAGTAAATATTTTAAAATCTGGGTCGACTAATTCTTTTAATTCCCATATTTTAGAATCAAGAGAATGTATAGCATCGCCATATGCCTCCCATTGCCCTAGATTCCATAAATCTACAGGGATATTTTTCCTTGAATTATTTTTATTTTTAAAGTTTTGCACATATTCTAAATATAATTCTTTTAATTTTTTATTTTCTTTTTCATTTGAAAATAAAGAATTTTCATGAATATAATTAGTTAATTTACAAATCTCATTATCTTTCCATACATCATAATGGAAGTCACTAGATTTCTTTAATCTTTTTAATAATCTATCAAAAGAGTCTATAATTTCTAGTAAATCTTTTTTATTTATTTGCATAGCCCTCCTATTAATTAAACATAGCTATCTTTAGCCCTCTTTGATTTTCAAGACATTGTTGTCCTACTTCTCAAAACATAGCATAAACTAAAATTTTTATTTAGTCAATACTTTTTTATAAATTCTTTTTCAAAAACCTATAAAAAAATATGAGCAGTTTTTCAAGTTGCTCAGCTTGTACGGGGTTTATATCGTGTCCAATTGCCCTATATTCTCAAGATGAATTATCTTTGTAAGCGTGCTGTGGCATTGTCTCATAGCGTGCATTTGTTCCGCTTGCTGTGATTTCGTCCATACAGTACCACGCTTATATAAGTAATTTATCCTCTTTGCTACTTTTTTGGTGCGTTGCCTTTTGATCTTGTCGCTTGACTTCTCAAAAGGTCGCATTCCTTTTTTTAGTTCTTCCCTTTCAACTTCAACAAAAACATTCTTTAGTTCTGGCGTTAAAGTTTTGGGATTTATAACAAACATTGCTTTACGCATAACTGTTAACCCTCTTTCGCTTTCGTGGCTTGATTGC